GACGTCGAGTACCAGAAGCTTCTACGGAACGTACCCTGTAAAGTTCACGTCATCAACGCAGACCAGAGTGTGGAAGAAATCCATCAAGAAATCTGTCAGATCCTATTAGATCATGAATTGCTCAGCCCTGCTGAAGTGCAACGGGAAGAAGTGCGGAGCGAGGGCGGTCGAGAACGGAATGTGTCGTGTACACCTTTCCAACACATGTGCCGTGTGTCTTGAGGAGACCAAGAGGAACGATAAGAAGCTCAAGTGTAAACACGTGTTCCATGCCAAGTGTATTATGAAATGGTTCGAGACAAGCATCGAGTGCCCCCAGTGTCGTATGGAACAGGACGATGACCCTATAGTCGTGTTCCGCAAAAACGTCGAGGACAACATACGTGAAAAGTACCGTGACGCTATACGGACTCTTCAAGACGAGCTCCGGGAGGCGAGACGCAGGTAAGCGTCTCCCCTAGGCGCGTAGGCCCCGCTAAAAAGTAATACAGGACTAAAATAATGACCGAACCCCGCCGGTGTGGAGCTTGTACTCTCACAGGGGGATCGTGTAAAACAATAGTACGGGAACCCGATCAAGAAAGGTGTTGGCAACACAGAGGGACGCAGTGCTCAGTCTGTCTTGCAAACATGGGGGGACAAAGTATTACTAGAAAACTGGAGTGTGGCCACGAGTTTCATGAAAGGTGCCTGAACCGTTGGAAACTGACGTGTCAGGAATCACCAACGTGTCCCATGTGTCGTGTGCCCTTTGATGTACCTACGTACAAGTGTAGGCTCATCATCGAACGGACGTCCGATTCTTTTCGTCACGTGAATGACTTTGAAACCTCTAACGTCTCGAGTATTCTTACAGGGTTCGGTCTTCAGTTTCGAGACCTCGTTCCCCAGCAGGGTGGCTTTATAACGGATATTCGGTTTGATATTGATCCGGAAGAGACACTCAGGGACATCCTCAGAGAACTCGGTTTACCCTCTGTACCTGAGAGTTTATAGAATTTCTGTTGGTCCCCCGGTTACTATTCGTACCCGTCTTGGCGAACCCACGGCGAACGCCATAGGCCGAACAGAATTTGGTATAGTGAAACCCGGGCTTGTAACTCCTGTCTGCCTTTCTCGGATCGCTTATCGTGTGTCCCGACGCATCCACGATGAGAGGTCCACCAGCCCAGCCCGTCTTGTGACTCCACAACTTGACTGGAATCTCTATCACTCGACCGGGGGTCAAGCGCGAGTTGTTCGATTGGGCATTGTATCTCTGGAGCACACGCAAGGCATCTGCCTGACGGGTCGCACGCTGGGACCTTTTCAAAGCCATTATATTGTATTTCCCCAGAACATGGAGGTCTGTATTTTTGTTTGCGACTCGGCCGTTGTTGGCGTTTGTCGAGGCTCGGCCTTTGGCCAGAGCCGCTAGTACCACCTTGGGCGTCACTCGGAAGAACTTGGCCAGTCCCAGAACTGTATCACCAGGTCGTATCTTGTACTGAACAGCGCTAATCTCCTTGTACCAGTGGAAGTCGCCCGTCGAGTTTCCAAAATCATTCGAGGGTGCTACGAAACACATAACCTTGTAGAACCCCGGCTTGGGCCGAGCGTTGGGGTTTTTCATTTGGTACACGTTTCCAGGGTTATCAGCCAAAACGCGCTTCGCTATTCCTTCACATGTTCGGAACGTCATCCCATTCGTTGATATACCACTTCGGTTCCCAGGGACACTCTTCGATTGACGCACGGGAGAAAAGGACCCAAAGGCATAGTCATAGCAATTGTCGTGGACAACTCCGGTCGTTCCCCAGGGAGCCCACGTGTACTTGGGCGCATAGGGGTTCGGCTTCCCTTTGGTCAGGGCAGTCCTGTTCGACTTACCAGGAGCAAGCCGGGCCTTGGCGCCTGTGTAACTTGTTAATTTGTTGACGCCCGCCTTGATCTGATTTCCTCGTTTGGTTCTCAGGACGGGTTTCTTTTTCAGGGCCAGGTACTTCATCTTACTATTAGGAACTTTTTTTCTGTGTTTCTAATAAAAAGATGCTGAATATTCTCCAGTCCCGTAGCAAGAAGGAGGCTTTGTATAACCTGATTGTTCTGGCCATTTACATTATCATCATGACTCTTTTGCTCCGCTTCCTGTGGAACCAGTCCCTGGTCAAGCACGTGAGCATCCTCAAGCCAGTGGACTCTTTGTGGCACACCTTCCTGTTGGCGGTGGCCGTCGCTGCGTTCCGGGGTTGAGCGTCAGTTCCGTAGGAACTGTCCTCGCGAAAGCTTTTTAAAACGAAAAAGACCCCTTCGGGGCTAGGGAGACCCGGGTCCGGGTTCAAGTGCAAAGCACTTGCCCTCCACTCACCCCCCTAGACCTCATTGTACCCAACCTTGATGACGTTATCGACCAGCAAAGTAGGGAACCCAGACACAAAGTCAGGACACTGACCCTGCTTACAATCCACGAATGTGTATGGAAGACCGTTATCAATCAGGTACTTTTCCTGCTTGACACACCACGGACACGTCTTGGACCCATACACGATGATGTTGCCCTTGTCTGGAGGGGTCAGAGCGTCCCCGAAGGACACCGCCTTGGTGAACAACAGAATGACCAGAAGCACCAAGAGGCCGATAATGATAAGGTCCTTACGCTTCAACATTTACTATATTCAACCAAAAAGTTTTTCAACGATCGCAGCCTTGGAGCGCGCCCCCTTGAGGCTCACGCCGTGACGCTTTGCAAAGTTTTTGAGGTACGTGAGAGGGATGGAAGCTCCATCCGCATATACGAGGCGACCGCTCGGTGCCTTGATCCTCATACGGCCCGACCCTGGGCTCTTTTTAGCACCCGCCACCGCCCGACGGAGACGGACGTTAGACGTCTCACGGGCTCGAGGGCTCGTGTTCGACTTGCGCACTGGACTTGGAGTCTTCCGCTTTGGAGCCGCCTTGGGTGTCCTCCGCCTGGGACTTGCTGAGAATGGCTGAAGCCCCTTACCGAGCCTATTCTGTATGATACTCCGCGCCCTGTTACGTGCCCGAGACTCGACGTTATACACGGTCTCTGTGTTATACGGGACTAGACCAGCCTTGATTTTTACCCACATATTAGTGAAACGCGGGTCCTTCAAGACATTCTTGGGAATCTTCGCTCGGGCCATGGCGATGATCTGTCCGTGACCACCCTTAACACGTGCCGTGGCGTTGTTCGCCCGCTTGGGTGGGGACTTTTTGACAGACGCACGGAGTCGTACAGCCCGGTTCCTCGTTTTCGGACTCAATTTGAAGAGTTGATTACGTGTCAAGGCTATGAGCTCGGCATTCGTGTAGTTCCGCGCCTTGTTCGGGCTTGGCTTTCGGGCTCGGACCGGTGTACGGTTCCGGGGCGGGGTCAACACCCGACCCGTCTTGCGGAGTCGGCCTTTAGCACTTGCCAACTGAGGACTTGAAACGAATTTTGTACGCAAATAGGGCATTCTGAAAAGAGCATCAAGTGTTGGAAGACCTGGACACGGGTCTTCATATTTTAGACGGAAATCGTTGACGTGCATATCCGTCTTCCCTCTGTATCCGGGTGGAACCGCCTTGTCGAGGAACGCCAAGGTCTTGGGGAACTTGGCCGGAGTTTTCAGGGTTATATCACGGAGCTCGTTCAAAATGAGGTGATGGTCGTACCGAGCGTCCGTCTTGGGTCCTACGCCGTAATGAGAAGCGGTCGTCGTCCCGTTGGCTGTGTTGACTGCTGGATTCGTTCCCTTGGCTTTGAGACGGGCCCACCCAAAGTCAGCAATAAGGAACCCACGTTTGCGTGATACGAAGATGTTGTCCATGTGCAAATCATTGTGTCTAAAATAAGGATACTTGTCTTGTATCTTGCGGAGCGTCTCGAGTACCTGTTTGATAATTTGGTGCATCGTCGCGTCCGTGGCGGCGTTCCGACTGAGCCAATGATTCAAACTGCCACCTTCGCATAGTTCCATGACGATAATGTTCTGTTTTGAATGGTCATAGTAAGGTTTGTTCAAGTTTGGAATATTCTTGAGGTTCTTTGAAGGGACGAAATCCAGGGCGCGAATGTGAGAATAAACCTTGACAACACCTCCGGGCGCGGCTTTATAACACTTGGAGTTCAACTCGTACTCCACGTCTCCGGGTTGAGACTCCCCGCGTTTCTTGGATTGACCATCATATGGTAAAACTTTAAGGACCAAACGAATCTTACCCTGACGCGCAGAGTAGGCCCTCCCCTGGCGACCCGAGCCGATACTGACCATGTTCCGAAGACTCTTTTTGAAATTTGAAGCGCTCAAATTCGTCTTGGGTGTACCTACGTTCGCGGGGCTCGCAACACCTGCGTACTTGGGCGACTCGTACTTAAAGAAATTGCTCGGACTCGTGCGTACAAGGACGGGCGCGAACGGGTCATAGGCGCGCTTCGCGGCGGATGGTATTCTGACGGGTGCGCGCTTTCCCTTGTAGCGGTTCGGCTTGGCCACCTTGTTTGGATGGGCCCTGAGCCAACGCGCCGCCTCCGCCTTGGTTGTTATGGTTTTGGGGATGTTAATCTCTGTGTTACCTGCGTTGTTACGACGATACACATAGTGACGACCGTTACGATTTGCGATTTTAAATTGTCTGGAGTCTATCCAGCTCATTTATATCTATTACACATATTTTTAGTTTCGGGTCTGTTTTTCACATTTCAAATTTTGGGATACGGGAAAGTCCGAAGGAGGACCTATGGTCCGACGGGAAACCAAGGGTTTCCCTTGACTTTGACTCTTGGGGGATCACGAGTCCGGTGGACTCGGTCTCACTGCTCGGGATCAGTCTCGTACTCGATGGCCTCGTCCTCAGCAGCCTCGCTTCCCTTGTCGGAGACGGGCTCATCAGCCGCGGCAAGAAACGCACACGGCTTGAGCTTGTTGGTCGGCGCGAACATAACCTGGTGGACGCGGATCGAAACACCGACACCAGCCGGCGTGCGCCAAATCTGGTTGATCTCGATGATGGCACTCACAGCCTGACCCTTCTCGAGAGTCGTCAGAGGCACGGACTCACGCTTGGAGTTCCAAGCCTCAGTCGCCAAGTTGCCCGTCTTGGGGTCGGTGATCACCTTCAGATTCAGGATCGGCGCGTAGCCCTCCTTGGTCGCAGCCTTGACGGGCGACTTGTACATACCCTCGGCAATGACCTCGCGGGACATCTTCTTGCCCAGAAGTTCCTCAGAGTGCTCGGTGATATAGTCCAGGACGCGCGCGTCCAACTTGGCAAAAGCCTCCAGGACCTCGGGCTTATCAAGGCTCAAAGGCAGAGTGTAGCTGACGCGGCCAGACGCCTCGTCCTTGTACTCACTGAGGCCAAATGGGGCACGAAGCTGAGGCATCTGAAAAATCAACTTGCCACCGCCAACCTGGTTCAGGTACACCGCCTTGCCGCCCTTGGCATTCTTGCGAACATCGCTGAAGGAAACGTTGGAAGCGTTGAAAGCATTGAACATCTGGAGAGTTGCCATCTTGTGTGTTCTACTATAGGAGAGCTTGGACCCCTTAAGCCTTGTTTGGACCTTTTTTTCTCGGCTTCCAGTAAGACATGGACAGGCTGAGAGCTTTAAGGAACAGGGCACGGGGTCGCGCCCCAGCCCCAAAAATTCCCACGACGGTCGTCAACCAGGTCAGCAATAAAGACGCGGCCGTCGAGGCGGCTGTTATGAAATACGTGACGGATTTTAGAAATATGCAGAGTATGGCCAAGAACAACAGCCTATACAATAAAAACGCCTTCAAACCCCTCAACATCAACAAGCCACTCGTGCTGGCTCTTCGCAACTACATAGCGGCCAAAAGTAACTTTGCCCGTCTTGCGAATGTGGGACCAGCTAAAGTTTCTTCGAAAAATGTGACGAATGCGGCAAACAAGGCAATTGCGGCTGCAAATAACGCAAGTAAAAATCTCAGCAATGTCGCTAAGCTTCGAACAGCGGTAGCAAACATAGGACCACTCGTGGAAACTGCAAATCAAATGCATAAACAACTAAACAATGGTCCTAACAAAAACGCAGCAAAGGCTAAAATAAATCAAGCCCAGAAAAAGTTTGCAAATCTCAAGAACGCCCTGAACGCGGCTGAAAAGACGGCTGGAACTGGCGCAAAACCTGTTGGTCCAACGGCGATAACGGCAGCTGCTAACGCGGCAGCAGCACAGGCCAAGGCGAATCAGGCTATTGCATTTATTCTAAAGGCGGCTCGGCCGTTCTGGGGCTATCATGGAGGCGGCGTCATACCATCACGCGGAAGAAACTATGCAAACAACATAGTCAAGAAAGTTCCAAGGAATATGATAAATGGTATCAACTTGAATGCGCTAAAAGCTGCACTCAATAGATCTAACAATGCAGCCAAGAATGCAAACGGCAAGAAACTCACACTCAATACTCTAGAACTGCTTTACGCTGCTCCTCCCGCTCCCGCCGCCGCTCCTCCCGCTGCCGCCGCCAACATCTACTCGGCATTGTCAGCTAATAATCTTTTAAAGTTCAACCGGGCACAACTAAACACTAACAATAAAAAGACTCAGTTCTTGGCCGCCGTAAACGCCAAAATCGGCAGCATGGGAACCACCAACCTTATGAGACAACCTTTGCTCGCCCTGAGAAGCCAGATCTAGGTAACACAATAAATTCTCAGTACATAGTACCAAATGGACTGGCAGAAGAAGATCGTTCCCTTTGCCGTGTTTTTCGTGGTGGCCAACCCAGCCACCTTCAAGCTGACTCGGTCCGTGGCTGGCAGCTGGGTCGCGGCGGCTGACGGTCTCCCCACGACCGCGGGTCTTTTGTTGCACGCCCTGGTCTTCGTCATCGTCGCTCACTTCCTGTGGCGCGTTATATACGGGAAGAAGAGCTCTGGCTTTGGCGGGTGGCAGAACAAGATGAATGGAAACGCATTCACGTCTCAGCAGTTGGCTCAGCAGAACATTCGTACCGTCCAGGGCACGGCCGACCCCGGAGACTTTGACGACGGTGCTGATTGTCAGTAGGAACAAAACTCTCTGTAATTACTAAATGAGCTTGAACTACCTGATCCCCTTTGTGGCCTATGTGGTCATTGCGAACCCAGCCGCGTATAAGGCGGTCCGAGGGGTCTTGGGAAGTTGGGTCGCGAACGCAGAAGGTCTGCCAACAAACGCAGGTCTTGTGCTTCACGCAATTGTTTTCATACTCGTCGTCGGTTTTCTGATGCGTCTTTTGATACCGCACAAGTCGAACTTTTACGGGCCCAAGATGGCCGGGGAGTACTGTGACAGCGGTGACGAGTGCTATCACACGTGCTATGGGGGACGCTGCAATTAGACCGTAGACCTCTGTGGAATTCCCTGAACATCCTAATTAATACAGGTCGGTTGACAACACTCTGCAGGACATTTAAACATGACGTTGTTATCAAGCATCGCACACACCTGCGTCGGTTTGTCGCTTGACATGGTCGCGTCCGTGTTTGGAAAGCACGTACACCCAACAGGGCACTTTGCACCAATCATAGTACTATCAGGAAGTGGAATACCAGAACTTGTTGAAGACTCTGGACTTGGCGCTTCACTTGCGTTATATAATATGACGGCAACAGCAGCCACGAATAACACAAGAGAAACTATAAAGAGAAAGATGGCAAACCCATCCATTTAATTTGTATCAACATATTAAATGAGTGCTCTTCTTGCCATACTGGTCTTTGCTGCCGTGGCCAGCCCCGCGTCATACAAGACGACCCGTCAGATTGGAACTTGGATAGCCGGTCCAGACGGCGTTCCAACCATCCCAGGCCTTTTGCTCCACGGCCTCGTCTTTGTTATTCTCATGGTTCTATTGGGTTCCCTGTTTGGCAAGCGCTCAGGGTACTTGAGTGCCGCCGGTCTCACGTTCGAGACCCGGGATGACCAGGATGACCAGAACAATAAGCACTTCCAGGAGGACCGGTTTGTTTTTGATAAGTCAATTTAAATTCTTTTCGTATAGTAAATGTCCAAGCTCATCGTCCCAGGCGTTGCTTTCATGATTGCGTCTAGCCCAGAGACTTTCAAGCTGACTCGTAAAGTGTTTGGCTCGTGGGTCGGTAACTTTGAGGGTGTTGCGACCCCCGCCGGTCTGTTCCTACACATGCTTTTCTTCCTGCTTGTTCTGTTTTTGGTCGGCAAGTACCTTCCAATGATCGCACCTCAGGTGTCTGGATACACAGGTACCACGTGTCCCGCGGCCAAGACGTGCTCGTACAATAGCAATAGTAAAATGTATACGTGGAGTTGAAACTCCTCACCTCGGGGGCAACAGGGGACTACGTCCCCTGGCTAGAACTCCTCACCCCCGCCACTCGGAGTTCTTTAGAACTCCTCGTCAAACTTCATTTCGCTACTATCAGGCATAAACTTTGAATAATCACCGACCCGTTTCTCGAAGAAATTGGTCTTCCCTTCCAACGAGATGTTTTCCATCCAGTCGAAAGGGTTACTCAGACCATACATGGGTTTACACCCAAGCTGAGTCAGCAGTCGGTCCGCAACAAACATGATGTACTTGCCCATCTGGTCAGAATCCATACCTATGAGTTTACAAGGCAAAGCATCGGTAATAAACCCGTGTTCAATGTCGCAAGCCTCCGCGACGATGCGGCGAATAGTCTCCTCGTCCAATTTTGTTTTCAAATTCTTGTACAAGGTCACGGCAAACTCTTGGTGCATACCCTCGTCCCGTGAGATGAGCTCATTACTGAACGAGAGACCAGGCATGAGTCCTCGCTTTTTCAACCAAAATATAGCACAGAAGGACCCGCTAAAAAAGATACCCTCCACGCAAGCGAAAGCAACGAGGCGTTGGGGGAAAGGGGCCCCGGAGCCCAACCAACGGAGAGCCCACGCCGCCTTGCGCTTGACCGAAGAGACCGTCTCGATGGCTCGGAACAAATCCATCTTTTCCGCAGGGTCCTTGACCAGCTTATCAATCATGAGTGAATACGTCTCGGAGTGAATGCTTTCATTGAACGACTGATACGCGTAGAAGGACCGAGCCTCTGGGATCTGAACGTCCTTTGAAAAGTTCAAGTCGATATTTTCCATGACAATTCCGTCTGAAGCGGCAAAGAAGGCCAACACGTGTTTGATGAAGTGCTTTTCGTTAGCGTTCAGTTTGTCCCAATCCTTGAGGTCCGTAGCTAAATCAATCTCCTCGACCGTCCAGAAACTTGCAATAGCCTTTTTGTACAGTGCCCATAGGTCCGGGTACCTGATGGGGAAAGTTGTGAAACGGGATGTTGAGGGGGCGAGAACTGGATCCAGTTCGGCCGGGTCCTCCATTGTTACTATCACGTCCGACTTTTTTAAGGGACACTTAGAGATAATGTGTACTAGTACTATATGGACGTTGACCTTCGGCGTGTTGCCCTGCGAATCAAAATGCACAACGTCTCGGGAACCGTTGTGCATCACAACGCGCTTTTGAAGCGATATTTGGAACAAAAAGGAATCAAGTGTGAGCTCGTCAAGGGGTACTGCGTCATTGCAGAGACGAAGGAGGCGTGTGAGCACTACTGGGTCCGCGCGCCTCTCGAAAACTCGGAGAGTTTTCTCGACCTCGACCTGAGCTTCGAGGTGGCCAAACTCAAGAGCCCCGAACTCCAAGCTCTATATCCGGCTCTTCTAGATTCGATTGAGGGGATTCCGAACCTGATACGTTCGGACGAAAAGGAGTTTGTAATCCGCCACGAGAATGAGCGTCTTTTTGAGCTCTTTCAACGAGACCCCAAAGCCTTTTGGCGCGAGGCTCCCCAAGACGTGAGAGATTTCCGTATGACGACTCCGTAGAGTCCTTGCGGGGCGAACCCGTGACGGTCGCTGCCGCCATACTCAAGAGACTCATCTTTTCCTTTTTCGGAATCTGTGTAAAAGCCAAGTGATTCTCGAGGCTTTTTTCAACCGGGTTTCCTTGTTCGAGCGCCGTGTTAAACTCGGCGAAACAATCGGCCAAGAAAGCCTGTCCGTCCGTGACGCGATTCTCCATCTCTATCGAGAGCTCCTTGGAAATCTTGAGAGCCAAACGCTTCATGAGGAGCGCGGCCCGGACCGAGTTGGTCATCTTCTCGTTAATTTTGAGATACAATTGAATGGATCCAAGAACCCCCGTTCCCGAAGACAAGACGGCGTTCAGGATACTCACGTATTTTTGAGGTAAAAAGTCGTTCAGGGCTATGGCGCACAGAGCGTTCAGGGCTGATATGACCAGGATAGGAACGTTAAACTTGGACGCTAATTTTTGGTAATACAAATGGTCTTTATTATGGTGTTCCTGATACAGATTACACTGGTGCTCGAGCTTGGCCAGGAACTCCTGCTCGTCTGGGTGCCACCGAGCCCCGTCCGTCTTTGTCATCTTCTTGATATAACGCATCTAAAAAAGTCACGGAGTGACTTTCGCCCCGAGTTTTGTGGGGCTCCGCTGAGGCCAGTTGCTAGCGCAACTGCCCGTCATTAAAAGAATTTCCCGTCATTGTCAAACTCGACGAGCCCCTTGATCCGGTCAGGCAAACGACTCTTGACGCTCCGGTAGACCATGTTAAAAATAGGGTTCGAGTTGGTAATCTTGATCTTTTCGAGGAGACCCTTGTCCGGTCTGATCTCACACACGAGTTTCATGAGGTGGACGGCCGTCTCTGAATTTAGTTTTGAAATTGGGACCCCCTTGAGGTTCAACTCAACAATCTCCTTGAGCCCGTGTTTCTCCACGTAAGCATCGAGCTGTTCTATGACGGGCTTAATTTTGAGTGAAAAATTGGCCGCCTCGATAGCATCCTTTGGTTGGTTCTCAATGTATTTGCCCCCTAGGAACTCTATGTACAGATGTTTCCCCTGTGGATAAAAGACGAGGAGATCTGACATCTTGCGAATTTTACGCTTCCTTTTTTTAACTCTAATTGGTAATGAAGCTGGAACTTGCTGTCATAGCAGCCACATATGGGTTTTACATGGCGTTCGAACAGGGAGCCTACGAAGCCAGTTGGCGGGTCCACCTCTTTTCAATTGTAGCCCCTATTTTGATCCTAAAATACGTGAAGGACCTAGACCTCAGAGCTCGTGTTTTCATAATGACCATCTTGGCATGGAACATCATTGACATCCTAAATAACGCGATAGGAGAGCCCAAAAAAAATGAAGAGTTGGTACATAGACATGCTCATCCCAAGGGTGACGCATCAGGTGTGGATGCAGGGATGGGATCAACTCCCTCAGAAGTTCCACAAGAACGTGGAGAAACTCCACAGATTGAATCCGAATTGGGAGCACAAGAAATGGGACGAGAGCCAACTCAGGAAAGCGTGTGAAGAGTACGGTCCCGAATGTCTTGCACGCTATGACTCCTACGAGGTCATGATGCAGCGTGTGGATTTTGGTCGATATGTCATTTTGTACTTGTATGGTGGCGTGACGGTTGATTGTGACATGGAGGCTCTCAAACCTTTGGACAAAGTTCCTGATATTGAAACCGCACCACTCATAACGTGTAAAGCGAACGACTCGGTCGTAGAGACATCATTTGTGACGTATGGGCAAATCAAAAATGACGACTGGTTTATCAATAGTGCGTTTATATGTTGTGAACCAGGTAACCCAGATATGAAGCGCCTTATAGAGACTTGTATACATGACAAGACTCAGTGTGAAGATTATTGGTCCAAACCTTATTTTATTTCAACAACAACGGGTCCTATTCGCATATCGATAGCACTCAAAGATGCGAACATGACTATTCTGTACCCGGACGTCATAGAGTCAGAGTACGAAAACTCAAAAGCAGTATTTGTTCACGATCATCAATTTAGTTGGACCGATTCTGCAACAGCAGGATTTATAAAGGGATACCTATTTGTAAAGGAATATAAACAGCTATTCGTCCTATTTTTCACCATTATCATCTTTGCAATCTTGCTAAGAGGACAAAAATGAGTAAAACAAACATGATTTCGAGTCCATGAAAATATTCAAACCAGTGCGAAAGTGCGGACCCGTTCAACACCCGAAAAAGGTTAATCCCTATGGTACTTTGAAGCTGTAAATTCAAGTTTCCAGTGATTAACTTCTCATGTACTATGAATGTCCGAAGATTAAGTTTCGCTGCTATAAATTCATCTATTGCGCAGCCCATATCGTCTGGTTCCAAAAGATGAAGACGTTTTGCACACCTGTTTGAAATGATGTATCCGGCCATTGACAGTGACTTTCCAGTGAATAACATCGAGTCGTGTCTCGGTCCGTGTATTGGTCCAAACGTAAAAAGGTATATAATATCCCACTTGTATGGTTCTTCTATTTCTTCGAGATGTTTTTGTATATCTGAAGAAAGAGTCACATCATCCTCTAAAATAAATGAATTCTTGTACCCCTTGGCTACTATGTCTCTCCAAACACCAAGATGACTCGAGGCGCAACCCCAAGCCCCATCTTTCCCCATGGCTTTTCCATCACACGCTTTGAAAAATTCAACATCTATATCCAACTTTTCAAATTGTGTTTCCATATGTCGCCTTCTTTCTTTTGAACGTTCAAGATTTATGCAGTACACGTGATCAATCTTCATCTACTCTCGACCAATACAATTTTGTCAAGGAATTAACGTGATCATGTTTCTCATGAAAGGTGGGAGGAACCCACGGACCCCCTCTACGAGAGCATTGAAGAACTGTCCACCTCCCGATACCTCGCATTTTGAGAGTAAAATACAGTTCTTCGTGTGCTCATAGACGTTCCATATGATACGCATCATAGTCAGGGGTTTGATATTCGCGACCCGGACCCCTTCTAGGTCTGCCGTACACACCTGACGAAGTCCGTGTGTTAGACAGATTTCCTGAATTTGATCCAAAATTGGGTACAAGTCTTGACACATGGCATCCGTTTCTTCAGTTGTATCAGGCTGTATTTCTATGAGTTTTCCAACCAAGATGTCAACGTACAGAACCTTTGTATCTTGGTCGGGCCTGAAACGGAGCCAGGAGCAGCTCATCCTAGCTTGTGAATTTATTAAATAAATTGGATCATTTCGCGGAAGTACTTGGGAATGGCGAGACTGATGGGTCCATAAAGGGTCCTGAATATAAAGCCTGCGCCTTGAATCTCAATCTTTCGAAGGATGTTGTCCTCTTTTGTGTACTCGACAACCTCTTGACAAATACTCACGATCATTTTGAACCGTTCGATACCTATGAGACCCATACCCGCAAGGTCAGCCCTGATGATCATGTCCTTCGCCTTGGACCGAATCTCGTGTATGAGAGGCTTGATATCTTCGAGAGAAATACCCTCCTCGGGGTAGTCTCGCACCTTGAGGGTGACGATGCACGGCTCGGAGTCACAAAGTGACGGGTCGCGGCTCGGCCGCTCGACCCACTCACACGTCATAAAATCCATACCCTTTGTACAGATTTTGTGGCGTAGTTTTGAACGCTTTTTCATACAAAGTTATTAAACAAATATACCTAATATTTTGTACACTATCAAAGCACAGCACATAACAGCGGAAAACGTAATAGCCGATATCTTTTCGGCCTTTGTACTGTCAGTCTCTCCGGTCTTTTTGATATAAATTGTGTTGACATAAGGAACGAGGGTTCCTGTACACACCATACACGCCACGCACGCGACTAGCATGGAAAGAGGCTTTCCAAACTTGAGTACAAACGCCATACATTACATATAGAAATTAGTTTGCTCTCGCTGGGGCTTGAACCCAGGACCTTTGATACATAAGATCAACGCAATAACCTACTTTGCTACGAGAGCGTGGAGTTTTTCTCTTGAGAGAAAGTAATGGACAAACAAGTCATCAAGACCTTGGGTGTTGCTTGGGTCGGTGTCGCGTGTTTCGTGTTTGCGTACCTCGTGTCCATGACACTGGACGCGTTGACCCCCGAACTCGACGAGAGTAAACCTAATTGGAAAATATTTTTGGAGGTTTGTGTCCAGTTTGGAATCATAGGTGCGATTATTTATGGTTCACGTGTTTTCATCAAGAATATCCCCTTTCCGCTCGACGGATTCTCCGGATACGAGCACTCTGCGCTTGGTGAACTACGGAGCCTCCCTTTAATGGTTTTCATCTTCATGTTCTTCCAGCGTCGTACGCAAGACAAGATGAGACACCTTATGGGTGTCCGGCCGTATCCGCGTCTCTGAAAAAGACCATATAGGTCTCTTACGGCGGCAGGCGGGGGCCCGATCCGTCCGTGCCGTGGTGTCCGAGTGCCACAGGACTCCCCGAACAAGCGTCTTTGGAAGACCCAAACTCTTTGAAATACGCTTGACTGTTGCCGGCCCCTTTTGTTTCAGAAACTCAAGCACTATGGTATCCATTTGATACATCAAAACCCAAAAGCTTTAACTTTTCTTTGAACTCGGCATTCTCACCCTTTCCTGAAATTGTACGCCAAGACGCACTCATGGGGTCCTTGATGATGTCCTTGAGCAGGCCCACCTCGAGTCGTGTGAGCGTCATGGAACCCAAACGAAAGTCCTCGAAGGCTTCACACGTCACGGGGACGATGGGCTTGATACGCTCGTAGATCTGGGTCGCAAGGTCACGAATCTCCTTTTGGGCGTGATCCTCCATGCGTAGACTCAAAAAGTGAAGCAGGTTATGAAGGTCAATTTTCCAATAAAATTCAGTAAAGGTACACTGAGGCAGATGGGCCCGTGCCAGTTCGCGTGAGACCCCTTTCTCCAGAAGCTCGTCATAGACATGAAAGGCCAAGTCACACGAAGTCTTTTGCTTGGCCAACAGGTTCGGGGACTCGAAAGGTTCTTCGCCGCCTTGACCACGGGACACTGACTGCTTACGGAGCTGGTCAGGCAAGAAAAACTCGTCTGGAATGACCGAGTACCGAGCGCTCATCTCGTTGACCGAGGCTGTGCGGTGTCGAAGCCACTGACGCGCCACGTAGATGGGGGCCCGGATATGAAACTTGAACTCGACCATCTCGAAAGGGGTCGTGTGCTTGTGACGCATGAGGTACCGGATGAGCGCGCGGTCGTCACTCACGCTCTTCGTGCCTGCGCCGTAAGAGACGCGAGCGGACTGGACGATGGACTCGTCCGTGCCCATAGAATCAACGAGGCGAACGAAGCTCATTTTTGTTATTTCTACGCGGACTCTTTTTAACACTCTTTCGAAGTGAGTACCTGTGTCCCCGAACGAGAGTTGCGTATTTCTTTTTGACGATCCGTCCCTTTGGAAACTCGGGAACGCCCCGAGTCCACACACCGCCGAGTTTACGCATGATTCGCGTACTTATAGGAGTTTGGCCCTTGGGAACAAGCTGGTTCAAGTTTATACCGTACTGCCACAGGGGAACGCCCGCAGCAAGCGCCGCGCGAACCCCGTAGTTTCGAAGACGGGTCCCGAGCCCTTGTCCGCGGTGAGCGGCACTCGTGCGCCCGTACGCAAGCTCAACGCCGCGGTTATTGGAGGATGGTAAAAAGTTGACGACGGCTCCTCCGTTTGCGTAGGAAATACGCGTATAAAAGTTTTTGATATTGACTTTCAAGTTTTTGTTGTGTTGCGTAATCTCCAAGAGATGGTTCAGAAACCTCTCGTAGGGTCCGTTCATTATTATTAGCAAAGCATTTTTTAGTTGGGACGGCATCTAAAAAACGCTCCCAACAGGGTTCGAACCTGTGACCTTCAGGTCTCAGCCGTCGAAGTGCAAGCACTTCTCCTAACAGCCTGACGCGTCTACCAACTGAGCTATAGGAGCAGAAGGGAAACGCAAGTTTCCCGACGGATGCTTACGCATCCTCCGACCTACCAGAATCGAACTGGTATCAGCGGGACTACAATCCGCGGTTCTGCCATTAAACTAAGGTCGGTCGGGCAGTTTAACGACTTACCCAGGTCCACCGGAGGGAACTTTTCCAAGTTTCCTCACATATTAAAAATCTTCTTCACACCCTGAATATCCGTGCGACACCCAGGGCACGTGCGTTTCATTCGAGTACTCGTCCAGCACGTTGCACAGACCGTGTGGCCACATGGGTCAATAAATAGGTCAATAAGCCGGTCTTGGCAAATAAAACACAAAAACTTGGCGTACCTTTCAGCCTCGGTGTTCTGCAGCACAGTCTCCATCGCTTCAACCTTCCCCTTGAGTTCCCCACATTGTTGAGTCAGGGCGACGATGCCCGATTCGGACTCGTAGTTGTCTACGACTGATACGAGTCTGGCCTTTAAGTCTTCAGAGGGAACTGATTCTATAATCAATTTAGAAATTTGAGCACTCTTTTGAAGCTCCTCGAGTTCGCTCAACTTGATACCGAGGTCACGCTTTTCCTTGGCAAATTTACGTTTAAAAACCCCAAGTTCCTTTTCAAAGTCTTTCCAAGACTCGTCGAGTTCACACTGGATGGTTGGAACTTCAGGGGGTCTTGGCTGACGGACAATAGGTGCAAACCCACTCAGAGCCTCGAGCGTCGCCTCGAGCATGGCTTGTGATGGGTCAATGTATGAAAAAGCCATCTGACCTTTGCACAGACTAGTTTTCTATTTTTTATCCGCGCTCTTATTAAATGCCGGTGATACTCTCGGATGTATTGCTCTTCGTTGTAGGTCTTTCGATGATCCTCATAGGTCTTCAGTCCTTCCTCGACAAGGACAAGCGCCAAGTGTCTTCCGAAGTTATCAGGGCAACCTTCCTGATGGTCACCGGAATTTACCTTCTAAATTACTGGTATACCGGAGTCAGCACGGGCTCCAGCAGCAACTCGGGCTCTTACTACTCTTAGACGACATGAATTCATAGATAGCCTCAAAAGACCTTGACTCACTCAAGAGTCTTGCAGAGCCTCCACACATCTGCATGATCGTCTTTGTATCCTCAAGAGACAGATCAAAAGTACATAGGTCTTCCAGGAGGTCCATCGGGGTCTTGTACTCGATTTTTTCAATTTGTACGAAAATTCGTTGAAGAGACACAATCCGCGTCTTATCCAAAATCTCTTCTATACCCGCCTCGGGATTCATCTTCTGAATGTACTTTACCAGGTCAGGACCTGTCAGAGAGTCCATTTATTTTGTAATAATATATAAATGGTTGACTCTAAGCCTGATCTGGCTTTCATGGTCCTACTGGTTCTCATGTTGGCGGCCCTGGGTGTCAGCAACTTTGTCGAGGCGGGTACTCAAACCGATAACAAGATGGGCCGTCGTTTCTTCGGTCTTTTGTACATTGTGTTTGCTCTCGGTCTAATTGTATATAAAATAAGCCACCCTTAGATGGGTAATGAAGAGAATGGAACACGGAAACTCGAAGAGTTTCCGCCACCTCGTAGGACACATCGATGGCATTTGGGTCTCGTGTGTTGACCATCTCGAGGGAATTATGAATCGAATCGCTGAAAAGTGCGGGTTCACAGTCGTGAGCAGAGCTTTTCACCAATTTGAGCCTCACGGGGCGACAGGCGTTCTGGTCTTGGCCGAAAGCCATTTCAGTGCCCATACGTACCCGGAACTGAACATGATTTATATCGACGTGTTTTGTTGTTCCCCGCATTTCAATCCTGAAAAGTGCATGTCCATCATTGAAGAGGAGTTTTCGGCCGATTCGTCCAAGTGGCAAGTCATCAGTCGGTGACGAGAGCTTATATCCAACTCCTGACGCGGAATATCTGGAAAGGCGTATTCACAAACGCTAATCTTTTTACACTTTTCAATAAATGTCCTGGGGTCCATAACACCTTTCATGTAGTTGCACGCCCAGCAGCACGGTACTGTATTTTCAGTAGTGTAGTTACCCTGTTGATTCAGGCGGTCTATACCGTTTAGCCGAGTTTCAAGGTCAAGGTGACCACAATATACACACGGGCTCGTCATCATTTTTTCAGCTTCTTCGTGAGTTAGTTTCCATTCACGTCCCTTGGACGCCGCACTGCGCCTATAAGTTCCTATTCTATCATTTATGTTTAACTTCTTCCACTGAGAAACTCTCTCTTTCGTCTTGTCGTTCTTTGACCATTCACATTTTTGTTCTAAATTATGTTCCTCGACTATACCGGTCTTTTTCTTTTCCCTATGCTTCTTGGAATATTCTGCACTTTTCTCCTTTTGTAATTCATCGTGTTTTTCTTTGCGTTCTGGTTTTTTATCGTTTTTACGACCCTTTTCTCGGCATTTACCACAAGTCTTGAAAACTCGCCCATTTTCGTTCTCGAATTCTGAGAGAGGTTGAGGTGCTCTGGTGCAGTTTGTACATTTCTTCACGCCCTCCGCCATAATGTATGGGAGGACTTTATTCTTTAAGTCTCTGACCCAAAAGTCTTGAACACTTTTGGGCCTGAGGCCCGGGCGAACCCGGAAGGCCGTTTTTAATGATAAAATATAAATATAACAGTCCACCCATCAATTTGAGAAGGCCAAGCCTCCCATGCCCGATTGAATTCGGAGAATGTTGTAGTTCACCGCGAACATCTTCTGCAGAGGAGTGGTGGCCGCGCCCTTGATGTTGATCGCCACCTGGGCGTTATCAATGCGAGAGAAGTTGCAAGTGCCGGTGGGCTGGTGCTCCTCGGGCTGCAGCGCGAAGCTGTAGCAGTACACACCCGGGTATGGCACACCGGAGTGGTACACGTAGGGCTGGTACTGGTTGAAGTACTTGCCAGCCTGCTCCTTGAAGCGGTCCTGGCCGTTCAGCACCAGCTTGAAGTTGTACAGGGGG